GCTTTATAGGCATCACCAACTTGTTTTATTTGAGCTGGAGTAATAGTATCCACAATATCTATTGCAGATTGCTTTTGATCTTCTACTAAAGTATCAAAGCTAAAAGCCATATAATTATTTATTACTTGATCTTTAGAGTAAAGGCTCTATAATAGTGTGTATGATAAAAGTCTCACATGAGTCTCCTATTACTCTTCTTCCAGAGTCAATATTATATAATGATTATCAATATTGCTTAGTGCACTTAATGGAAGAAGAACCAGAATATAAAGATTGGTTCCTAGGAAAATACAGAGCAACAAGACCGGATGGGGAAATTTTATTAGATAATTCTATTTTTGAGCTTAAAGAAGCCTTTGATTCAGACAAATATGCACAGTGGTGTGAGAGAATAAATCCAAATTATTACATTGTACCTGATGTATTAGAATCAGCAGACGGTACTATGGAGAATTTTAAAGCGTTTACAGATGCTTATAAGAAGTTACCGGGTGCGAAAATAGGAGCTGTTCAAGGTAAAACATGGACGGATGTCGTTGATTGCTATAGGTTTATGTCAGCTCATGCTGACTATATTGCTATTAGTTTTGATTTTAGTATGTATAATGTAACGGGGTTTAGCCGATTAATTGATAATGAAAAACTCATGAGACAAACTACCGGGAGACAAAATCTCGTGAAAAGACTTATTGATGAGGGATGGTGGGATTGGGATAAACCACACCACTTATTAGGTGCCTCGCTTGCCCGAGAATTTAAATGGTATGTGAATAATAATGTTTATAATATTAGAAGTCTTGATACATCTAATCCTGTAGTTGCAGGTTTATTGGGATATCAATATAATGGTAATTTTGGTCTAAGTCATAAGCCTAGTCAATTATTAGCAGATCTTATCCATGCTGATCCTGATGAAGATGCAAAAGAAATTATTAGATACAATACTAAAGCATTTAAAAGTATTATTGGACGATGAAGTGGGTAGCATTTTTTAGTCAGACTGGTTCTGAAATAGTTAACATATCTAGAGCTATTGACAGATGGCCTGATCTTATTGTAACTAACAAACAAAACGATAAAACTACTCATGTTGAACTTGTACGACGAGTAAGATTACACCATACTAAATTACTCACACTACCAAATTGGCCTAAAGAAATAGATTATACTAGAGCTGCAGATCAACTAAACTATTCTATCTTAAATGAAGATTGGAAAGAAAATGTATTTGTTACTCTACATGGATATCTAAGAATACTACCTCCTCACTTTACTAAATCATCTAATATCTTTAACGGCCATCCTGGATTAATTACAAAGCATCCAGAACTCAAAGGTCTCGATCCTCAAAAAAAGGCCTGGAGTGAAAACCATATTAGAATAGGCTGTGTAATACATAAAGTAATACCGGAATTAGATTCAGGAGAAGTTGTAGCTGAGAAAATGATACATAACAACTTCGAGACATTTATTGATATGTTAGATGCACTACACGTTGCATCCTCAGAATTATGGATAAATTTTTTAAATGAAAGATTACGATACAATTAAAGCGGAAGTCGAGCAGGACTATCCTGAGACATGTGCAATGTTAAAGAGCTTGCTTGAAGAGGAATATAAACTATTCATTAACAAACAACACGACTATGGTCCTGGTAATATTTCAGTAGGGCAAGACTTATCGAAACCTGATGGTCAACATGTTGCTAAAACAGGACTAGTGTTCCGTATTCATGATAAAATACAGAGACTAATTAATCTCGTCATTGTGAAACGTAGTACTGATGCTGCTAATGAACCAATTATCGATGCATGGAAAGATTCAAGTTTATATTGCAAAATTGCTCAGATAGTCGATAATGGTTCTTGGGGTAAATAATGTTAATATCGTTTACAGGAGCTCAATCTTCAGGTAAAACTACGTCACTCAATCATTGGAATGATTGTAGGAATCATTGGAATGTAGTTCCTGAAGTTACTCGTAAACTAAAAAGACAAGGATTTGAGATAAATGATGATAGTGGTAACTACATCGATACTCAAATCGCAATATTAACTGATCATCTAAATAATATCTTTTCATATACTAATACAGATATGGATACTATTTTAGATAGATGTATTGTAGATGGATTTATATACACGCGCTATTTCCGAATGGAAGGTAAAGTGGATGAGTTTACAGATAGGATGTTTACAAAAATGTTTAAAAGATATATTTCGAAATATGATTATATCTTTTATACTAGTCCATATGATGTAGCTTTAATTAACGACGGTGAAAGATCTATGAGTGAAAGTTTTCGCAATAGGATTATTAAGCTATACGAAGATCTAATTTTAAATAAGTATCCAAACGTTTTTGTACTTGAAGGGAGTGTCGAGACACGCTATAATAAGATGGTAGAGATAATGTATCATGAGTAAACTTGATAATAAAAACGTAAGCAAGCATCTAGGTAAAACTAGTAAATATAAATCCGAATATGATGAGAAGCTCTTAGTAAGAGAGCCTAGATCTAGCAATCGTAAGCATCTTAAAATTAAAGATAAAGATTTACCATTTGTAGGATATGATGTCTGGAACGGATACGAAGTTTCAGGATTAATGAAGAATGGGCTACCTGTTAACGCTGTCGCTAAAGTAGTGTATCCTTGTGATAGTAAATATATTGTCGAATCTAAATCTATGAAATTATATTGGAATAGTTTCAATATGACAAAGTTCGGTGAAACGATAGAAGATGTTGTAAGTGGTATTGAGTTCCATGCTGCTGCCGATCTTAGTAAGCTATTACAGACCCAAGTTAAAGTCAAATTATTCTCTTGTGATACAGATTTAAGAGGAGTATCTAATCCATTCTTAGAATCATACGATGGTCATCCAAGCTCTTTAGCAATTATCCCAACTAAGAAATATGTAAGGTTAGAACACTACTTGACAACTGGATGGCGAGCAAAGGATGAGATTAAGATTACTAAGTATAAAGAAGATCCATTTATATTTGATACTAAATATACCACTGTAGCTCAGCCGAATAATCTAAATGTAATGTCTTCGTTACTTAAAAGTAACTGCCGTGTTACATCACAACCTGATTGGGGAGACGTATTTATTCATATCGAAGGTCAATGGTTACCAGGAGTAAAAGAACTACTTGAATATATTGTTTCATTTAGAGATGAAAATCATTTCCATGAAGAAATATGTGAAACAATTTATAAACGCTTGTACGATAGGTTCTCCCCGCGAGAACTAATGGTCGCATGTTTATATGCAAGAAGAGGAGGATGGGACATTAATCCAGTTAGAGCTAATAAAATAGACCTAATTGATGATATGATGTGGGATGAAACTATCCCTTGGATTAAGACCATTAGACAATAAAAAAAAGGGCGCTCTTTCGAACGCCCTTTGCAAATAATCTTATAAAGATTACGAATAGATACCTTGCACAAATGTCTGTGAAACACCCAAGCCCTTCACGAACACTACATGGTAGTAATTCGAAGCACCAAAGAGGTGATCAACAACGCCGTAACGTGTCAACATACCAACCTTCGGATAGAAGGAATTAGGATCAATAGACCTCTGCACCATCACCGGAATATAAGGACAGTAAATGATACCAGTATCATAATACTCAGGACCCTTATAACCAAGCAACGCGTACTCAATCTTATTGACTTCAGCAGCATTGCTTAAGTTCTGCGCCTCGGTACGTGTATCGCGATAGATGTTAAAACGTCCACCAACGTTACCAACCTTAGCAACACCAACCGGTTGCGTGTTAACGTTACCGTCAACAGTCATCCAAGAGAACTCAGGAAGCATCTCAAGAAGAGCGCAAACACGAGGTGTAGCAACAATAAAGTTAGCAGCACCACGGCGGTTACGAACAGCCATCCTATTAGCCTCAATGATCAACTTCTGATAGAAATCACGATTTCTCTCAGCTAACCAACGAGCATCAGCTTTAGCAGACTGCCAAGCAGAATAACCAACTCCAGTACCAGCACCAAGTGCGGATTGAATCATTCGAATGATCATCTCACGGTCGATTTCAGCTTGAATCTCATACGACATAGCATTTGTTAACTCAGCGTCAACATCAATACCATTCATATTCTTAAGATCCTGCTCGAGTTCAACTGACCAGCGAGCGTTCAACCTACGAGTACCAGCCTCAACAGCTGTCTT